AGGGATTGACCTCATCCTTGTTCTCAATCACGAGTTTCGCGAAATCGGGATCGAACTCAATGCCCTCAATATCCGTACGGAGCAGATCGTTAATGTCGCGGTAGAAGTCCTTCGGGCTGTCCGCACCAGCGGAGCGGGCAAAATCCGTAGCGGTGTTCTGATATTCCTGTGGGAACGCAGCCACCAGCCACGACATGACGCTTTTTGTGATGAAGTACGCGCCACTGATAACTTCGCTGGCCTTGTATTCTTCGGTCTGCTTGAACGCCTCAGCGTCCATGCCGGTGCCCGCCATCTTGCGGCGAGTACCGTCCGCGTCCACGATCGTGACCTCATCAAGCAGTCCTTCTGCCGCCATGATCGCCAACGTGTCTACCCCAGCCTGCACCAACTGGCTGTCCCGCTGCTCAGGGTCCAGTAGGCGAATGGCCCGGTTGACGCCTGCCGGGAGGAAAGCGTCCAAGATTTCCTGGAAAGTGTTCTCCGCAGGTTGCGAATACGGACCCAACAATGCAGCTCGTAGACCACCCAAAGTGGGGTACTTCTGGAAAAACGCACCCACACTGGCACCAGCGATCGGTCCCGCGAGGGCAGGAACAAACTGGTTGGGGTCGGTGGACGGCGCAACACCGAGAACTTTTCCGCCAATCAGGAACGGGTCCACGTCCCGGAAGCCCGTGATATCCACACCCTTGATGCGGGCAAGCAGGTTGGTGGTGACTTCCTGGAAAATCTCGTTACCTGGATATGCGAAGTATTTGTCGCCGTTGTCATCCGTGAACACGAACCCGGTGTCGTCTAGCAAGTGGTAGATCAGCGCACCCTTCCAGTACGCCTCCGGGCGAACGATCGCCGTGCGCTTTAAGCGACGATAGAAGTCTTCGCTGGCGCGGTAGTAGCGGCTGATGTTGCGGGACTTCCACGCCAAGTTGGACCGGTTTGCCGGGTTGTCCATGAAACTGATGGACAGGTTGTAGGCGTTGTCCATTGACTGTCGTGCATACACGCCGTCACTGATCGTCTGAATTACCGCTCTGGTGGCGTCGTCCAGGCTGTCGTCTTTCAGTGATCCGCCCATTGACTTCGCCAACGCCTCAGCCATGTCGCTTCGCTGGCCTGCTGTCCTCCTAAACTGATCCAGGTAGTTCGCCAAGAACACTGGTTCGCGTGAAATGCGTGCGTTCTGCGCACCCATCCAGCCGTAGGCGCGGTTCACGCTTAACAACGCAGGGAGCGTTTCGGCGTACGGAATGTACGGGGTTTCCACCACATCCCGCCCGAAAACGGCGCGGGGGCGATCATCCTTATTAAACTTCTTTAAGAAGCCGCTAGATACAACAGGGGTGGCGACTTCTTCTCCGGCCTCGTCCTCGGTGCGGACCCAGAAGCCCTTGTAGTCATCACCGTCAAAGAACTCATCAACGAGACGGGTGTTGATGGACCCGTCGGATCGCTGGAAATGCGCAAGCACGTTCTCAAAGTAGGAGTCCGCGAACTCGTCAATGCTCGCATCGTCTGTGATCCGTGACAGGCGTTCCTTGTAACCGAACGCTGTGTCCTCGCGGATTGCGCGGGCTATACCTGCCTTAACCTCATCGACGCTTTGCCCGGAACCGCGCATTACGTCCCGGATACCGCGGATCGCCAACTCACCGATGGTGCCGTCACCGTCGGCGGTGCGCTGCAATTCACGCCACCAGAACGAAACACCCAATACCGTCTTGTGAAGGTCAGGGTCAACTTGAACGGGCCGGACGTTGCCGTAGCCACCTAAACGAAAACGGGTGTCGCCCATCTTGCCAACACCGACACCGGGAGGTAGCTCGTCGGGTAGCCCATAGGTGCCATCTAGGAAGCCTGGGAAGCCGCCACTGTTGAGGTAACGGGACGCCTCAGCAATCTCATCTACTAGGGCGTTGCCGTGAACTGATCCTGCTAGGAAGGTGAATGCGGTCCGATCGTCCTCGCTCATCACGAGGTTGCCGACTTTGCGTGCGGCAAGTGCTTTAGCAGCGAGAACCTGGAACGCCTCCGGGTCCCCTTGTGCGAGTTCCTTCAACGCTATTGCCGCTTCCCGCCGATCCACGGCAGGCAGAATCAGGTCAGCGAGCCAGTGACGGTAGCCGTTGTGGGTTTGCCACTCGGTAAAATAGTCGTCAACTTTCTTGCCTGCTTTACTGTTGGCAAATTGACGCTTCAACCATTCGGCTTTGTTGGCGAACATGCCAAGGCTAGACCGGTAGATCAACTGCGGCTCGTCACCAACATAGGCTGGGGCACGCTTACCGGTGGCTTTGTCTTCCACCATCTTCACGTACACGCGAGGTTTTGCGTTACGCAACGCCTGCGACTGTTGGCGTCCCTTCCACAGACTCAACAGTGACCCGCCGGTTAGCCAGTACAAACCGACTTCTTCGATGGCGTTACGAATACTGAACCGGAACCCGAACAGGGTGCCGATACTCCAGTAGTCGGTGGCCTTCTGGAATCCTGTACCTACATAGTTGCGGTATTTACCGACTGGTATGCGGCCAAACTTGATTTCGTCGCGCAGTGCCTCAAACTCACGGATGCTGGGTAGCGCGATGTTGTCGCTGGTTTGATCCAAATGCAGCGCGTGCTGGATACCGTCACGGTCCGCCGAAAGTGATCGCAACTCAGCCAAAGTTGTGTCGCCGTTGACAGCAACAGTGTCCAGCACTTCGTCAGCCATCTGGTTTAGAGGCATCGTGTCGTCAACTGGCTGCATGGAAGTTGCAAGACGTTGACTTGGCAGGTCATCAGGCGAAACTGTTAAACCGTACCGTTCGCCAGCACGAGTGCCAGTACCCAAATCCTCTGCACCCGGCAGCAGACGACGTACCCACTCGTCAGCTTCCTTCGTTGTCATCACAATGCCACGAGACGCCGCAGCAGTACGAATAAGACCCGACAGAAGCAAACGCCGAGAACCGGGTGTGCCACGGCGGAACGCATCTGCCATCAACTCAGCTGATCGTTTCGGAAGGAACATGCGAGCGTACCGGTAAACCGACTTCGCGTCTTTCGCGGACGTCAGCGACACCGACCGGTTTACTGAAATTGATGAAAACATTCTGTTAAACGAATCAAAGATGCCTTCACGGAACTTGTACTCCCGTGCCGCCGCACCAATTTCGTTAGCAGAACCACTCACACCAGCAGCGATGCTCTGCGGGTCACTCATGTCGTCCACGAAGTCGCTAATCAATTTCACGGCCTTCTTTTGTGGCATTGACCGTGCAATAATCCGGTTCACCGCTTTACGTCGCAACTCACCGACCAGCGAAATACGTGGAGCCAACGCCTCACGGCGCATATTCGTGGTCCCCACCCGTGCAACAAACGTGCGACCGTACAGTTCCCGCTCGTTCAGAATCTTCTCAACGATCTGCGGCAACTGATCCGTCGTCGCGCCCATCTGGATAACTTCCTCGGTCACTTGACCAAGCTCCGTGATGTAGGCGTCGTTTGTTTCGTCAATGTAGGCGATAGCTGAATCCACATCAAACTTGCCGTCCGCGTTGCGGGGCATAGTCGTGTAGAAATCTTCAATCAAGTCATCCGGCATATCCGCGTATTGGCGGGTCATGCGGTTACGCAAGCTCGCGGCCTGCGACTCTAGGTTCGCTTTTTCTGTCGCGTCAGTGGCGGCAGCCGCACGGGTCTTTAGGTCGTCCAGGCGGTTCAGGTCGCTTGTAAAATTGTCAAAGAATCGGTAGACCGGGTTGGTTTGTAAACCCAGGCGGCGGGTTTCCTTGATGACGGTTGCTGCACTGCGACCCGCCAGCGATGAAGGCGCGAGTTGTGCGAGGGCGAACTTGGTTCCTTGCAGGACGCGGAACGCTTTCGCGCCAAACAATGTCGGGTCAAAAATAATGCTGGCGGCGAAACCGGAAATGTTGGCAAGGTCTTGACGTAGGGCACTGGCCCGGGCCGGGTCAAACTCTACGTCTGTTTGAGCAGCACCAAATAAGACTTGACCGGTGTTGCCTAAGTGTGCGGAGTCGATCTGCCGCAGAAGGTCTTCCACTTTTGGGTTACCGCGGTTGTACATAATGTCGCGAACGATCCGACCGGCATCTTGATTACCAAAATACTTATCGGTGTACACGGACAAGATCGCATCCGGGTCGCCTAAGGCTTTGCGTCGGGAAACTTCTAAGGCCAGGTCAACCTCTAGCGGTGAGTATTCGCCACTGGCCCGGATAGCCGCGATGTACTCCTGATTGAAGTCACCTTGACGTACCTCGGAACGGTACTCACCGGAGAAGAATCCGCTCGTGAAATCTAGGAAGCGCGGCCCGCGAGCCATCTCGCCGTACTGGTCTATCTCACGTTGGATGCCTGCGTCTTGCGCGGCGATACCGGCGCGTACGCCTTGCATCACCCACTCGTTTGCCACCACAAACGGCGTCATGGCTGTCTCAATGACACCCATCAAGTTTTCAGAGAACCGCTCAATGATCGTGGGGTCTTCAATGGACTCAATAATCTTTTCCTGCACGATATCCGGCAGGATCGCAGCCATTTCTGGTGTGTTGTTCGCAAGCGTTAAAGATACGTTGCGGACGCCGATCGTGTCGCCCGCTTTATACAATGCGATGACCTTATCGGCTGCACTGTTCAACACCGTCCAGTCAACGATGTTGTCAATGTCCTCGGACGTAAGGTCAACACCGGCTTCACGGGCGCGAGCAATCAGGTCGCGAGTGGACGGGTACGCGGAAATATCTCGGCGCACGAGACGTTGCGCCTCACGCTGCTCTAGCAGCAGTGCGCGTTCTTGAAAATCACTGGTGAAGTAGTAGTTCTCCGCCGTGCCGTTCGGGTTGTAAAACTCCGGGTTCAACGGGTCGCTAGACCGAGCTACATACTCGTCTTTCTGCGCGTCAATCTCGCGCTGCTTAGCGCGGAGCTGCCGGATCGTGTCCGTGGCGTCAAGTTGTTGCGCTTGTACAAGTTCCTCGGCCCGAGCCTGCGAGTAGTCCTCACTCGGCTGCAAGTCAACAGGGGTTCGCTGACGCACAAACTGGTCAACGCGAGGCCACGGGTTCCTTTCGTTGTACTTAGCCGGGTTAGCTGCTTTCGCTTCCCGCTCTAATTGGTCTGGTGTTTTTGCCATTACCAGCCGAGCCTGCGGGCAATCTCGGCAAGCCGTTCCATCTGAGCATCACCAGTACGATTAACAATTTTTGTCAACGTGTCACTCAATCCCGCACGCCGCTGCTGCTGCATAGGAGTGGACGGTCCGGGGCCGGGGCCGAACGGCGCACCCGCCGTCACCGGTTCGTCCGGACGCTGCGTCGGGGAGAACAGGGGAGTGGCGGCGGCACGCTGTCCGGTGGGACTTGTGTTCCGCGTTCTCGTATTGGACACCGATGGTGCCGCCGCCATAGGAGCCGCCGACTGTATATCGTTGAAGTCGGCGTTTTCCCCATACGCCATTCCCGTCATGGGAACGGTGGTCTGCTGTGGCCCGCCGTCAGTTCGGCGCGACAGCTGCCCGGGGCCGGATACTGGTGCAGGGTTACGGGGCGTCCTCGCCCCGCCATGCTGTTCAGCCATCCTGACCCTCCTGGTCTTCTTTAACGCGATACGTGAACGGGTCGATCAACTCACTGGTGCGCGTTGGACCGAACTCGTCCTCGTCTTCGTCCTCGTCTTCGTCGCCGTTCGCGAGCATCCCGAACCGATGCAACTCCAGTAGCGTGTTATGCCACGCCTCGTGCATGCGGTTTGTCATGTCTGAGGCAACATCGGGACGCCACGACATACCTTCCGCCACGAAAGAAAGTCGAATGTCCTGCCACATCAGATGCAGCGACAAGTCTTGCGACAAGCCTTTCATTCGACTTCCTTTCGTGAGTGTTGGTTTGTTACTTACTGCCTTTGGTGCCACCGGGCATGTGACCGAAATGCACGTCACCCTTGCCCTTGCTGCCGCCCTTGTCGTGGATCGGCTCCGCGGTGGGGGCACTAGATGCTGGCTTGCCCTGATTCGGCTGAGGCATCTGTTTCCTCCTACTTGTTGGTGTTACCCGACCCGGGGTCGGCTTTAGTTACGGGCACCTTCGGCATCACGGATGCGTCCTCGGGGTGACCGGGCTTGGATGTTTCGCCGCTGTACCAGCAGCCGCACGACACGCACATCGTTGTCTCCTAGACGGGTAGGCGGCGGGACACGTTCGCTTGCAGGTTCGCCCCACCGCTAGAAGTCAAACCCGCCAAAAGCATCTGCAAGTCAGGACGCCCACCGGCAGCCATACCTGCCTGCCCGGGGGCGACACCGCGCATCAACCCGGACGATGACAAGCCTTCCAGGTTAGGCCCGCCACCACCAGGGGGAGCCTCGCCGGGGGCACCGACCATCCCTGCGGTTTCCTCACCCGTCGGCTCAACCCCCGGTGGTGTGGGTGGTTCCTGCGGCGCAAACGCACGCGACACCACTTCCTCAATGGGTTCGCCCTTTTGACGACCGAGAATGATTTCGCTCAGGCGCGAAAGAATGTCGCCCGGGTCTTGCCCGTTCTGCGCCAACACCGGGATCGCTTGCGCATACCCGGCAACGGCCTGCTTTAGTGCGTCGCGCATTTCTTCCATATCGACGCGCTGTTCTTCCTCGGTTGCGTTCAACGCGAACGGCATTTGCCGCCGCAGGAAATCTCTACTGATCAGCCGGTCACCGCGTGCCTGCAAACCGAACACAAGTGCCCGGTTCGGGTCCAGTCCCGCCATGAGGCCGTACTGCACGTCCACCGTGTAGTCGCCCTTAATGTCCCGCTCGGGCTTGTAGCGAATCTCGTACGGTGTGCCATCCGCGTTACCGCGCAGGGTCTTCGTGTCAGCCCCAAACAGCCGCTCATCAACCATGAACGCTTTCGCGACAAGGTTCTCTAAACCTTTCGCGAACATCGCTTGACCGGTACGAATCTGCGTATCGAAACCGGACATGAGAGCTTGCACACCGCGACCGGTGACAACGGATGAGTCAATGCTGCCGTTGCGGGCGTCCGGATAGCGGGAGCCTTGGCGTAGTTCCTCATCCAAGATGCCCTGCTGCGCGAACGCACTGCTGGGTACTTCGATCGGGACGCGGCGGACCTTCTCACCGTTCGCGGTGCGCAGCACCGAATCCGGCCCCAACGCGAGTTCCTGCGCATCCGGGGGAAGCACGATCGGTGCCTGCACTGCCTTTTGTGCCGCTTCCAAGCTCAACAACGCGAAGCGTGCCTTCGCGACCTGCACGGCGAGAACATCATCGAACTGCCCGTGCATGTCATCGTCCACACCGGGACGCATCACCCACTCCACCAGGCACTCC